TTCTGTTACTAAATGAAAATTTTCTATCATTTCTAGGGCAAAGTTTTTTTGATCTTCCTGAACTTGTGTTTTTGTTTCTATATTTTTTAAATTTCCAAATTTGTCTGATGGATTAAACCCAGAAATTATTGGGGTCATGTACTCTCCAAAAATAGACCACTGTGACCAAGGAATAAAAAGCCTGTCTTCTGTTTCCAATAAAGAATCTGTTAAAACCTTGTAAGATTTTGATATGTCTTTAAAAAGATTTTTATACACCAAAATATTAGGATATATTTCGACTGCTTCAAGATATTTATCTGTCATATTACGGTTGCCTATCACCAGTATGTTTTGTGATCTCCCAAAAAAATGGACAAGTAAATCTTAACCCATTCTTAATTTCAGTTACTCCGTGTATATAATTTTTATCACCTGGGAAAAAGTAGGCAGCACCTTTTTTGGGTTTAAACTGTACTCCTTGTAAAGGAAAATATAATTCTCCTCCTTCATAGTCATCGTTTAAATAAAACAAACTTGAAAGATCATAGTGAGGAAAGTCATTTGGTAGACCTGCATCTGGCCCTTCATGCAATTCTTTATCTGCGTGTGGTCTTTGAAATTGTCCTGGAAGCCATTTAACAATAGTTGTTCCTGTTGGAATAACTTCTACTTTGTAAAACTCTTCAATAATTGGCCTTAGTCTTTTGAATAGTCCAGCAATTACTGGAGATATTGATGGATCATTTTTGTCTAGGGTTTGTTGAGTTGCAACTCTGTCTTTCCAATAGTCTGAATCATATACCACTGTTCCATTTTCATTAACATGGCTTTGGGTTACGTCCCAAATTGTTAAAGACTTAGCAGCCTTTTCTAAAAATTCTATCTCTTCCTGAGTCATGAAATTCTCTAACTCAACAATCATATCTTTGCTATTGCCAAACCAGCCAGAAGGCGTTAATGACCTCTTTCTGACTACAACTGAAGCATCTATATTATCCATAACTACATTATACCATTCTGTTTATTTTTTGTATTATCTTTTACTGACAACTTTAAAACTTTAACTTCGTGCTCACCCAATGTTTCTCCCTTTTCATTTACAGCATCTCTATACCAGTCTGTCCATTTTCCTGATGAGTTTACTTCTTGTGATGCTTTTCCATAAGACATATTGGATTCTATTCTTTTCCTGTCTTCATCTTTATAGTCAATAATGTTAATTTCTGTATTATTTAGTTGTGTTAAAGATATTGGAATAATAGTTGCAATAGGTGTTCCTGCTTTAATAGTTATTTTTTCATTTGCCCTTTTTGCTTTGATTGCTAACGGAAATGGATTATCATAAAAAGATGTGCTAACAACATTAGACATTGTTTCAAAATCATTACTAAAGTAGTTTACTGGATTAATTGTTAACATACTAACATCTTTTTCGGTTTTAAACACTAAGCCAGTGTGAAAACTTATAGATGATTGTCCTCTTCCAGCATATGATCCTTCTGGTCCTTTAATTATTTCAATGTGATCTGAAGTTTGATCATTTGTCCCATCCCAAATAAACTCTACATCCTCAATGCAAAAAACACTCCATCCAATAACATTTGACTGTGTTACTGGAAAACATCTATATGCGTGACCTTCGGAAGTTATATCCATCCAGTCTCTTTTAATAGACATTGGAGCAATATTAAATAAAGCACCAGGAGATTTTTCAGCAGATATTTTAAGCACTATTCATTGTCCCATTTTGAATCATACATCTCTGGGGTATGAAACTTTTTGCTGTAATCTAACATTGTAACAATTGAATATTTAGTTCCCGAAGTAACTGGCATAGCCTGATGGGGATACATAAAGTTTGAAGGGAAAATATAAAGATCTCCAGCCTTCGGCTTAATGTTTAAGTTTTGAAGTCTAAAATATAATTCTCCGCCATCATAATCATCATTAATATATGCAACCAAAGAAACAGTGCAGTTGTAAGAATAGCCGTGATCGTGGTGCTCTTTAAAATGTTGTCCTGGTCCATATTTTATAAAGTTAAATGCTTCCCAATACTTTAATGGCATAATGTTATAATCTTTTCTATAATCATCAACTGCTGCTGCTTGAGCATCATAAACATCTTGCCACAAAGATTGTAGTTTTAAAGAAACTTCGCTGGTATCTTGCTCTATATCTGTTTTTTTAAATTTAAAGTCAACGCAGTCTCTATAATCTGGCATAAGTTGTTGATATCCAACATATGCTGGCATCCAATGATATCTATTTCCTTCTGGAGACAGTGCTCCAAAATCAGCAACAGATCCCAAGACATTTTCAAGCCTATTAATTACATCAAACTCTTCTTTTATTACTCCTCGATAGCAGGTTATGCCATTTCCAAGAGTTTCTTTTTCTGTCCATGTTTGCATTATTTATTCCTTATCTATATTCTCGTCTTGACCATACTTTACTCTTATATACCCCGCCGTCAGGCTGTCTATAAAACTTTCTATTTTCTATTAATTCATTATATGCACTGGCCTGATCCAGATCTTCTATTTTATGCTCCCAATTTTCTCTTTTAAATGGAAGAATTTGTAGGTATGGAGTTCCTGCTGGTAGTGTTCCTTCCCAACCATCTGCAATAAAAAATGGAAAACTACCAAGAAGATGAACCTTATCAGAATCAACAACACCCGTTGTATTCATAAAGGGAAGATCAAATCTATTCATTGGTGTCATAAACAAAGCGCTATAGCCTTCTGGTAGTTCCATTCCCCAGTCTGCCAGCCAAGCAAAGTGGTGTTTGTAGTATCCTTTGGGATGCTCAAACATTGGCATTGGTGGTCTTGGCATACAAAATTCTGCATACATTGGGTTTTCAACCTTAACATCTAAATACCCTGAACTATTTTTAGTAAATGTTAAATCACAGGGAGTTCTAAAAATATATCCAGTTGAGAAAGCATCCATAATTGCAGGACAGGCTTTCCATGTAGGAATCTTTCCGTAATCATCGGTAGTTCCTTCTTTAGGAAATGGACAAACCTCTTTTGATGCTTTATAATATTCCCCGTTAGGCATTTTAAAAAACCTATCAGCATCTTTATACCAGCCTGGAATTTCTTTTTGTGTTGGAACAGGGAAAGTAGTATTATTTTTGTTTAACCAAGCCTTATATGGTTTAAATATAGCAAGATTATATATTGTACTCATTTCTTATGGCCTAATTCATTTATATCGGTCATTACAACAACACAATACTTTGCTCCCGATTTCATTGGCAAGGAAGCATGCTCATAAATATAATTAGATGGGCAAAGGAGAATATCTCCAATTTTAGGAGTATGAACGTAGTCGTCAAGTCTTGGGAATTTTATTTCTCCGCCTTCATAGTCATCGTTTATATATATTACAGCAGATACAGTGCAATTATATGCTGGGCCGTGATCTGCATGTATATTAAAATGTTTTCCTTCTCCTTCATATTTTACAAAGTTAAATGCTTCATAATATACAACATTTATTCCCCAGTATTCTGCATAGTCATCTATACAAAACTTTAATTTTTGATAAATTTCTTCGTGCAAGTCAATTAGTTCTGAATTATCTTCATCTCTTGGACCTAAATTTTCTTGCTTATATCTAAAGTCTACACAATCCCTTGCTTTTTTAATGGGTGCACTAGAGTTTGTTACTTGTGCTTCAGACCATTTATATTTTTTGCTACCGTCAAGATTTGACTCAAGGGTTTTTATGTATCTTTCAGAATCTTCTTTTGAAAAAACATTTCTGTATAGATTTATTCCTAATGCTGGATTTTCAACTACAATATTATTTCCTATTGTCCTTGTTGTAAATCTGTTCAGAGCAGTTTCTGATCTGTCCTTAGTAAACCAAGGATTTGCATTTTCATCGTATACCGACATTTTTACCCTTATCTTTATTTAGGTTCCTGATTATAAGTATATCACACCTTGTTTTTATTCAACTTAAAGATAACTATAAGTTATTTTATAGTTAATCTTTAAGCGAACAACCTCTTACTCCTAAAGGAATGGGAAGTATGGGAAGAACGGTGGGAAGAACGGTGGGAAGAACGGTGGTAAAAATAGTGGTGGGAAGAACGGTGGTGGGAAGAACGGTGGAAAGAATGGGAAGAACGGTGGGAAGAATGGTGGGAAGAACGGGAAGAATGGGAAGAACGGTGGGAAGAACGGTGGGAAGAACGGAGATAAAGTAGTAACAGATGTAGATGCAGCAGAAGCAACGCCTTGTCCATTAGCATTGGTTGCTCTAACTGTATATGTCTGTGAAGTTCCAGCGGTATCGGCAATAACAATTGGAGAAGTAGCGCCTGTTCCAGAAGTACCGTCAGAACCATTTACGGTATAAAGAGTGATAGCACTACCACCAGTTGCTGGTGCTGTGAAAGCAATTGAGTTTTGATTAACACCAGCAGTTGCAGTTGGAGCAGTCATAGTCGCAGGAACTGTTGTTGCAGTAATGCTATTAGATGCTGCGGATGCAGCAGAAGTTCCAGCAGCATTAGTTGCTGTTACTGTAAATGTATAAGCAGTAGCAGACTGAAGACCAGTTACTGTAAGTGGAGAAGTCGCACCAGATGCTGTGTATCCTCCTGGGCTTGAAGTGGCTGTAAAAGATGTGGCTGCAGGAGAGAGTGCTGGCAAAGTAAAAGTAACCGTTGCTGAACCATTATTAAATGCTCTACCTGATCCTGCGTTAGTAGCGGTACCAATGGTTGGTGCTGATGGTTCTAAGAAGTCATTTGATGCTTGTGACTT